TTATTATGCATTGCATCTAATGTAGATATATCTTTATTAGATGTTACTCGTTTTTTTGCAGTTTTATCTTTGAACATAATTAAATGTTATCTATAAATTAATGTTTTTAAATATGCTTATATAGTTAAAAATACTATTATTTTTTTTCTCCTATTATAGTATAAAGAATATAGCATAAATGGGTGGTGGTCTTCTTCAACTTGTCGCTTATGGTGCTCAGGATGTTTATTTAACTGGTAATCCCCAAATTACTTTCTTCAAAGTTATCTATCGTCGCCATACTAATTTTGCTATGGAGGCAATACAACAAACTTTCTCAGGTATCCCTGATTTTGGAAACACTGTTTATTGTCAAATATCTCGCAATGGTGATTTAATTCATCGCACATATTTAGAATGCGATCTTCCATTATTAACAACTTCTGGAGATAAATTTGTTAATTATGTTGGTTTACGTTTATTAAAATCTGTAACCATAGAAATTGGTGGACAACAAATAGATAAACATTATTCTGATTGGTTATATATATGGAATGAACTTTCCCTTCCCGTTGGCAAACGTTATGCTTGGGAGCAAATGGTTGGTGCTGATCAAGATGTAACAACTAGAACTACTGGTCAAGCAAAACCACGTTTATTTATCCCTCTTGAATTCTGGTTTTGCCGTTCAATTGGTCTCGCTCTTCCTTTAATCGCTCTTCAATATCACGAAGTTAAAATTAAAATAGAATTCGAAGCTGCCAAAAATTGCATTTATAAAATTAGTTCAGGAAATTCATCAGATCCTAGTGGATCATATTCATTAACTAATGTTAATTTATGGGTTGATTATATTTTCCTTGATACTGATGAACGACGCAAATTTGCTCAATTATCTCATGAATATTTAATTGAACAATTACAATTCACTGGTTCTGAATCATTAACTGCCAATTCATCAACACGTGTTAAATTAAATTTCAATCATCCTTGCAAAGAATTAGTATGGGTTGGTAAATTTGCCCCATCAACTGCTGCTAATCATTGGTATAATTATACTGTTAAAAAAGATGGCAATTTTATTGCTGCAGGTGATTACCCCAATTTATATTCAGCAGGATTAACAAGTATAACTGCTCAACTCAGTGCAGGTGATCCTAATACCAGTAATGATATATTAAATAATGCACTTACTGGTGCTGCTGATGAAATACCGAAATACATAACTTTCAATGTTGAACCTGGATTTTCAGCAAATGCCAAAAATCCATTTGATAAATGTTTACTTCAATTAAATGGAAATGATCGTTTTGCTGAACGTAATGGAAGTTATTTCAATCTCGTTCAACCATTTCAACATCATACAAATATTCCTGCTAATCAAGGTATCAATGTTTATTCATTTGCTCTTAAACCAGAAGAACATCAACCATCAGGAACTCTTAATATGTCTCGTATAGATACTGCTGTTTTAGCAGTAACTAATACTTCTGCTGTCAGTGGAACAATAAATGTTTATGCCACTAATTATAATGTTCTTCGTATTCTTTCAGGTATGGGTGGTTTAGCATACTCTAATTAGATTTTACTATTTCTTTTTTTTTCTCCTATTATAGTATAAAGAATATAGCATAAATGGGTGGTGGTCTTCTTCAACTTGTCGCTTATGGTGCTCAGGATGTTTATTTAACTGGTAATCCCCAAATTACTTTCTTCAAAGCGTCTTATCGTCGTCATACTAATTTTGCTATTGAAGCGATAGAACAAACTTTTAATGGTAATGTTGGATTTGGTTCTCGTGTTACTTGCCAAATTTCACGAAATGGTGATTTAATAAATCGTGTTTATTTGCAATTAAATTTAACAAATACAAATGCTGATGCTTATTGTAAATATTTTGGTTTACGTGTAATTAACTATGTTGAAATTGAAATTGGAGGACAAAAGATAGATAAACATTATGCTCATTGGTTATATATATGGAATGAACTTTCTCTTCCTAAATCTAAACGCGATGGTTATAATGAAATGGTTGGTGCTTATGGTGGTGGTGTTAATTCAGTTGTTACTGGTAAAGCATCAATCAAACCAACTTTATATGTTCCATTAGAATTTTGGTTCTGTCGCAATGTTGGTCTCGCTCTTCCTTTAATTGCTCTCCAATATCATGAAGTAAAAATAAATATTAATTTTGAAACTCAAGATAATTTAAAATATAGTAGTACTTCTAATGAATCTCCAACTTTTACTGCTTCTTTATGGGTTGATTATATTTTCCTTGATACTGATGAACGTCGACGATTTGCTCAATTATCACATGAATATTTAATTGAACAATTACAATTCACTGGTGAAGAAGCAGTATCTAGCACCAATATTAAGGCAAAATTAAATTTCAATCATCCTTGTAAAGAATTAGTATGGTTTTTAAGAAATAGTGTCAATAATAACAATAACTGGTTCAATTATACAACTAAAATAAATAGTGTTAGTAATGATGATTTTGGAACTGATACCTTACAAAAAGATTTAATGTATGATGGTTTAACCAGTTCATCAGGTATGGCAGAAGTTCTTTATCCCTCAAATCCTGTTATCAAAGCTAAATTAGTGTTAAATGGAAATGATCGCTTTGCTGAACGCACTGGTAATTATTTTAACACTGTTCAACCATTCCAACATCATGAAAATATACCCGCTAATGCAGGTATCAATGTTTATTCATTTGCTCTTAAACCAGAAGAACATCAACCATCAGGAACTCTTAATATGTCTCGCATAGATACTGCTGTATTAAATTTAACTGTTTTTGATAGAACTGAAGCATTAGCAAATATAACTGTAACTCCTGGCAAATACGAATATTCTAAATCTTCATTATATGTTTATGCCACTAATTATAATGTTCTCCGTATTCTTTCAGGTATGGGTGGTTTAGCATACTCTAATTAGATTTTACTATTTCTTTTTTTTTCTCCTATTATAGTATAAAGAATATAGCATAAATGGGTGGTGGTCTTCTTCAACTTGTCGCTTATGGTGCTCAGGATGTTTATTTAACTGGTAATCCCCAAATTACTTTCTTCAAAGTTGCATATCGTCGTCATACCAATTTTGCTATTGAAGCGATAGAACAAACTTTTAATGGAACTGCTGCATTTGGTTCCCGTGTTACTTGTCAAATAACACGAAATGGTGATTTAATAAATCGTGTTTATTTACGTGCATCTTTCAATAATACAAATACAACTGCTACTGGTGCTACTGCAGAGAACAATGGTGTTGCATTAGTTCCCTATTTTGGTCTTAAATTATTAAAATCTATTGAATTAGAAATTGGTGGTCAACGTATTGATAAACATTATGCTGAATGGTTATATATATGGAATGAATTATCATTACCTGCTGGAAAACGTGATGGTTATTATTTAATGGTTGGTGGTGATAAATATAATCATTCTATTTATGTACCTGCTCAATGTTCTTATCGCGTTCATGTTCCTCTTGAATTCTGGTTTTGTCGTAATGTTGGTCTCGCTCTTCCTTTAATTGCGCTCCAATATCATGAAGTAAAAATAAATATTGAATTTGAGTCTGCTAGCAATTTAGTGGATAAATCTGCGAATTATTGTGATAAAGCATTTTTCTTAAAAAGTTCTACAGGTGGTAATGTAGCATCTCTTCCTCTTCTTAATTCTGCTTTAACTAATTCTACTGCTGATAAAATAAGTTTAAGTGAAGTTGCTTTATTTGTTGATTATATTTTCCTTGATACTGATGAACGTCGCCGATTTGCTCAATTATCTCATGAATATTTAATTGAACAATTACAATTTACTGGTAGTGACACCATTTCAGGAAGTACTACTGTAAAAAGCATTCGAATGAATTTCAATCATCCTTGCAAAGAATTAGTATGGTATGTTAAACCAGACAAAGCGTCTGATGCAACTGCTGATCTTTATTGGAATAACTTTAGCACCCGTAATGGTGACAATAATATGTTCTTGGGTGAAAATCCAATCACTTCTGCTAAAATACAATTAAATGGTAATGATCGTTTTGCTGAACGTGTAGGAACTTATTTCAATCTTGTTCAACCTTATCAACATCATGAAAATACTCCTGATTATTTCCATGAAGGAATAAATGTTTATTCATTTGCCATAAAACCCGAAGAACATCAACCATCTGGATCATTAAATATGTCTCGTATAGACACTGCCATATTATCTGTTTCATCTTCAAAAGCAGGAAATATATTCATATATACTACCAATTATAACGTTCTTCGTATTCTTTCAGGAATGGGTGGTCTTGCTTACTCTAATTAAAAAAAACAATTAGTTTTGAGATTTCCATTTTCTAATTCTTCTTTTTTCTTTTTATTACTTAAAGATATTCGTAATAATTCAATTTCTCTTTGACTTGCCATTTTTTGCATTTTAATATCATGTTCAACTTTAATTTTATTAAACTTAAGAATATCTCCATTTCTTATATTTTCAAAAATACTAATATCTTTAATTTCTTTATTATATTCTTCAATTGTATCTTTTAATTTTTCATATACTTCATCAGTTAATAT